TCAGTTCTGGATTTCCAGGGCTACTACAGTAGAAACAAAAGATTTTTCCAAAAAGGATCGTGGCCTTTTAGAATCCTTTATAGGAGATATCGTAGACCACAATGCTGATATCATGGAAAAGCACCGTGAAGCTAAGAAGACAAGTCCTGAAGGTACTGAAATTCTAGATGCGTTTGATCTGTCTGCCTGATGGATATAACCCTTGAGCTAGTCAAGGATTATCTGCAAAGAATCAGTCGGGGGGAAGAGAAAATCTCCCCGGCTATTCTTCGCGAGTTTGAAAAGTCCTGTTCAGATGCCCTCGAAAAACAGTTTACCAAGCAAGCATGGCGCTTACGCATGTCAGGCGTGGGCAAGCCCTTGTGTCAACAGCAGCTTGGCAAGGAGGGCATAGAAGAAGAATTAGATTATTCTACAATTATGAGATTTATATTTGGTAACTTGATAGAAGCAGTAGCTATCGCTATCTTAAAAGGTGCTGGTGTAGAAGTTTCCGATGAGCAAAAGAGGGTATCAGCCGAGGTTGCAGGTGAAACTATTTCCGGTTCTATGGATTTAAAAATAAAAGGAATAGATGGTACTAAGAAAATATGGGATGTTAAATCTGCAAGCCCATATTCTTTTGATAAAAAGTTTGGAGAGCTAGGGGGCTATTCATCTTTGAAAAAAGATGATCCTTTTGGTTATATTGCACAGGGGATGATGTACGAACACGCTGATGGTGATAAGTTTGGCGGCTGGATAGCTATCAACAAGTCTAACGGCGAGTGGGCTATGTGTTCTGTACCGGAGGATACAGAAGATGAAAAGATAGAAGTTATAGATTCTGTCACAAGAAAAATTACTGCTCTAAATGATATAAATACTAAATTTAGAAAATTTCCAGATAAATTAGAAGTTCACAAAGCACTTGACGGGCCGATAGAGACTGGTAATAGGTTGATGAACCCTGCCTGTTCTATGTGTGGCTATAAAAAACATTGCTGGCCCAATGCTGTTTTACATAAAAGAGTATCTGGTAGTAATTACAGAAAATCTTTTGTGTGGTATACTAAGCTAGTAAAAAGAGAGCTAGACTAGTGCCTGTCATTACTCTAGTTGATATGTCTAAAAGGGATATGATTGTAAATCAAACTGTTATGTTTGTAATATCTTCTACAGATAAAGGTACTTTTAATTCTATTAATGCGTCTAATGTTGTAGGTCTACGAGTTAAAGCTGCCCCCTCACAAGAGGTAGAAGCCTACTGGAAAGATGATACTTATGAAGTTAATTTACAAAAGATAGATGAGGATATTAAAATTGTAGAACAACATTTAAATAATAATGGAGTTGTTGTTCTATATGAAACAGATATTTTTAGCGAGATTACTAGCTTAGAAAAGTACGCTCCTAAAACTTTTGACTACCTGTTTAACTCTGTGCAAAATTTAAAAAATAAGTATTCTCCGAAAGGTTTTTATAATGAACAAAAAGAAACATAATTTTAGGAGCAACTTTGAATTACAATTTGCTGCTTACTTATACAAGAATAAAATTAAATTTCTTTATGAGAAAGATAAGATTGAATACATTGTAGATCCTAAAACTTATTGTCCTGATTTTTATTTAGAAGATTATGATTTTTATATTGAAACAAAAGGACACTTAACAACGGCAGACAGAGTAAAACATTTGTACATAAAGAAACAGCATTGTGAAGTAGACATACGGTTTATTTTCATAAACTCGAAGAAAAAGCTTTACAAAGGAAGTCCTACGACCTATGCTAGATGGTGTGATAGGCACTCATTTCTTTATGCCGATAGGATCATACCAGAGGAGTGGCTAAATGGCCGATTATGATGAAGAAACACTAAGAAAGAGAGTTCAGGAAGATGCTGATTCGATCTTGCCAGGAAGAATATATTTTATTTTTGAGCAACTCGATGATGAAAGTGTAAATGTTAGAATTTTCGATTCTACTGGAGATGAAGATTCAGATTACGCTCGTGTAATGTGTGCTGGTTTACAGAATATTTTATTTGAAGAAACAGATCATGTTGTAGATACTGGGCATTCTATAATTTTAGGAGAGTTGCAAGAACAACATGAAGAAAAAACCAAACAAGAACAAAAAGGTGAAAAAGGAAATAATATTATTTTATTCAATAAAAATAAATTAAACTAATGGATAAGATTAATAATCCCCCGCACTATAATTATAGTTCAATAGAAACTATTGATATAATTAAAAACAGTATGGATGAACATATGTACCAGGGATACTTAGTAGGTAATGTTTTAAAATATGTTTGTAGATATAAATACAAAGGAGAAGAATTAGACGATTTAAAAAAAGCTAGATGGTATTTGACTAGATTAATCGATGATAGATCTCCCCAGCCTGATAATATTATGAAAATGAAAGGATAAGAAATGCCAGAAAAGAATTTTATAATTTCTCTAACTGAAATTAATACACTTTTAGCATATTTACAGAATAGACCCTTTAAAGAAGTAGTTTCTGTAATTGGTATTCTTAATAGTGTATCTAAAAATGAATATGAATTAGCTGTAGCAGAACAGTTTCAAGATACAGAAACTACAACTGTTGTTAAAGATAGTAAAGATACTGAAGAATGATCTCTGACTATCAAAGATTTATTCATACATCTAGATACGCTAGGTGGAATGATCAGTTTCAGCGCAGGGAAACCTGGGAGGAAACTGTAACTAGACTTATTGATTATTATGAATATCATCTAAAGGTGTATATGGACTATACACTGAAGGAAGATGATAAAAATCTTCTGTACAACTCCATAGTTTCAATGTCTGTAATGCCCTCTATGCGGGCTATGATGACCGCTGGGCCAGCTTTAGAAAGAAACAACATAGCTGCCTATAACTGCTCTTATGTGGCTGTGGATAGCCCTAGGGCGTTTGATGATATCTTGTATATCCTAATGCATGGCACTGGTGTAGGGTTCTCTGTAGAAAGACAATCTATAGAACAATTGCCAAAAGTAGCAGAACAGTTTCAAGATACAGAAACTACAATTGTTGTTAAAGATAGTAAAGAAGGGTGGCATTCAGCTTATAAAGAATTAATTAATCTTCTATACGCAGGGCAAATACCTAAATGGAATATGGGCAATATCCGCCCAGCAGGATCCAAACTTAAAACTTTTGGCGGAAGGGCATCTGGTCCAGAGCCTCTAGAAGATCTATTTAATTTTACAGTTAATAAGTTTAAAAATGCTGCAGGAAGAAAGCTTAATTCTCTAGAATGCCACGATACAGTTTGTAAGATAGCAGAGGTTGTTGTAGTTGGTGGAGTGCGTAGGTCTGCTCTGCTGTCCTTGTCCAATCTAACCGATGCTAGAATGCGAACAGCCAAAGGCGGTAACTGGTACGATTTTGAACCCCAACGGGCGCTGTCTAACAATTCTGTTTGCTATACGGAAAAGCCCGACATAGGCATATTCATGCGAGAGTGGCTGTCTTTGTATGAATCTAAGTCGGGCGAGAGGGGCATCTTTAATCGTGTAGCGGCTCAAAAGCAGGCTGATAAGTACGGTAGAAGGGATTCTAACTATGATTTTGGCACTAATCCTTGTTCGGAAATAATTCTTAGAAGTAAACAATTTTGTAATCTTACAGAAGTTATTGTACGAAAGGATGATGATAAGCAATCTTTGATAAATAAAGTAAAGGTTGCTACTATGCTAGGTACTATACAAAGTACTTTTACAAATATTAAAAATATCAGTAGTGTATGGACTACTAATACAGAAGAAGAGAGGCTTTTAGGAGTTAGTTTAACAGGCATAATGGACAATGAATTGACTTGTGGGTTACATTCTAAGGCAAGATTGGAGAGTTTATTAAACGACCTTAGAGTATGTGCTGTACAAACCAATAAGGTATGGGCAAATAACTTTGGTATTAATGCTTCTACTGCTATCACTTGCGTCAAGCCTTCTGGTACTGTTAGTCAGTTGGTCGATAGTGCGAGTGGGATACATACTAGGCATTCACCCTATTATACCAGAACAGTACGAGCAGACAAAAAAGACCCCCTGACTCAATTTCTTGTACAGCAGGAAGTTCCACATGAAGATTGTGTTATGCAGCCTAAAGATATAACCGTTTTTTCATTTCCTATTAAATCTCCAGAGAATGCTATTACAAGGAATGATCTAACTGCAACAGAGCATTTAGATCTATGGCGAGTTTATCAAAGCAGTTGGTGTGAGCACAAACCTTCTATAACTATTTCTGTTAAAGAAGATGAGTGGATGCAGGTAGGCTCTTATGTATGGGATAATTTTGATGGTATGTGTGGTGTAAGTTTCTTGCCTTTTACAGATCATGTGTACAGACAAGCCCCTTACCAAGAGCTAACGAAAGATGAATATGAAGAAGTTCTAGCTGGTACTCCTAAAAAGATAGATTGGAATAAATTATCAGAATTTGAAAGTGAAGATAGGACTACATCCAGTCAGGAATTTGCTTGTACAGCAGAATCTTGCGAAGTAGTTGATATTGTAGATAGCCAATGACAAGTGTAAAACAAGAAGCCAAGGAAAAAACTGAAAATATGGGAAGACAAGCCTATTTGAGAAATTCTATAAGTAATCCTTTTGAACCATACAGTGATAGATACTGGTGGTGGCAATCGGGATGGGATAAAGAAAAAAATGAAAAAACAAGAAGCAACTCTGCTAAAACTAAAATTTATTCTAAATAATCTCGGACAGGTTGTGGTTGAAAAATCAACAATCGATCCTGAATTGTTTAGAAAAGCTTTTGATAATAGATTACCAGAATATCCAAATACTATTATATTAGAAAATTTTATAACCAGAATAAATAATTTAACTGATAAATTTATTGAAGATGCTGAAATCTTTTAAAAATACAATAGTAGAAATATCAAAAATTATATTTTTACCTTGGTATAACCCTATTATACTTCTAATTATAATAGTTTTAGCTACGTTATTTTTAAATTTATATACATATTATACATGAATCTGTGGTGTAAAGTAGGTGTTAGTAAGATACATGGAGTTGGTATTATAGCCTTAAAATCTATACCGATGGCTACTGTAGTAACAGAAGTTCCTAGTAAATATGAAAAGATACAACTAATAAAGTATAAAAAAAGTGAATGTTCTACAGAACAGTTAGAATATTTACAGCGTATACACTGCTACCATCCTGAAGGGGATAATATTAGTCTGCCCGAAACAGGTTTTAATATTTATTGGTTGCAGAGTTTTGTAAATCACTCTTTTGAACCTAATTGTATTATGTATTCTTTAAATGGTGTATATTCAGATATTATAACTACAAAACCTATAGAACCCGGTGAAGAAATAACTATAGATTTTAGAAAAGCTTATCCTTCGTTTTATACAAAAGATAAAAAATGGGCAAAAAAATAGTGCTAATAAAACACCAGCACTATTATAGTATATGTAGTTATTTAATTACAAACTTCTTTCCACGTTTCGTTATGGGCTAGAATCTGTTCTACAGTTTTATCAGTCATAGTATCATCCGGGCTTATAAATATAGGACTTACCCAAGAACAGTCATTTCCTTCACCCCCTCCTCCAAGCAGAGAGCAGCCGCTTACGGAGATCAGACATAGGAGTACGAGCCATGTTGCGCTCGATTTTATCCCTTGTTTTAGACTTTTTAATTTCATCTTTTGCTTGTGCTCCTCTTGCTATTTTGCTACCTGCCATAAAGGAAAAAACCAAGGGGAGCAATTTCATCAAGCCCCCTAGTAAACTAAATATACCGGCCATATTAGTCTTTGCCGGTTTGTTTAGCTTTGCCGAATGTCAAAGATGCCCATTCGATCATTTTATAAACTTTTCCTAAAAGTGTATCGGGGTTTGGGGTCTTAGTACCGTTGATCATCATAGATGCAGCAGCTACTACGCCAAGGACAGCCGCTACGATAACATCTCGGTTGTTCCATATGGTTTCCCACCAAGCTAGTGTTTCAGTTACAGGTTCGCTCATTTTTACACCTCCTAGTGTATAGTAAAATCACAATCTACAAATATTAAATTATGATTGATTGCATGTGAACTACAAAAGTCTATACTATCTATTGGACCTTCTATGTTTTTATCCCAATATCGAATAAGCTTTTGAAAGCGAGGATATTCAGGTGGCTTATCGAAATCTTGCCATATAAACTCCTGAATAATACCGGGAGAATCAGGCATTCTATAATAAATTCGAGCTAAAATCAACTCTAAATTCATCTTTTTGTCAAATCATCTCTTAGTTTATTAACGTGTATCCATAGTTCTGTTATATTTTTACCATTTACTCTAGTAGAAAATTCAGATCGTATAATAAATGCTACTACCATTGCAGCAGTGACAAGCTGTTCCCAAGATAATTCTATCAACTAACTTCTCCATAATTTAGGTTATCCAAGTTTTAATAGCAATTGCAATACCAGCTATTCCTCCAAGAGCGGTGCCTAGTATTATAAGTGTCTTTAGACTACCTTTTCCAAAAGAGGCTAGTTCTATAAGTTTTAGTTGATGTTTTTCTACATTGTCTAGTCTATTTGACATTGAAGTTACTTTTGTCTCTAAAGCGGCTATAGCTACTGCTAGTTCGTTTTGGTTATCCATTTGTAAATAAACCACTCATTTGCTTGCCCAGAGGAGTTGGTTCAGGTAACAATCCCTGCTGTTCTAGAAATTCATCTTGCACACGCTGTTGTTCAGCAGTTAGCCTTTCTCCAGCTTCTGATTTAGTTTCTCTATATTCTTCAATTTTACCTAATTCGGGATGTCTTATATCAAGTATTGAACGCACAATATTTCCGGGCCAATAAGTCGGGCGGTGCACTCCTCTTTCTGCTTCTGCTTGTTGTCTTTCTAGCTGTTCTGTAGTAATATTGCCATGTTGATTTCTTTGATGCTCTCTTCGCTGATCTTCTATATGATCTTGAGTTATTCTAGCTGCTATCTTAGGGCCAAATGTATATTTAAACACAAGTTTAAAAGCAGATAGTTCTTCTCTTGTAAGGGGTTTTGTTGACTTCATAGCTTTGGTCATAATTCTTCCAGCTTGAGGATGGGATAGTATAGTTTGAAAAAATTTAGTAGTTTGCATTCTATACGCTTGAAATCCTATCATACCAGCTACAAATCTGACACTTATAACCTTTCTAGCTACTGCCCAAAGTTGGGATTGCATAGTGGATGCTGACCATCCTTTAACCAGACCAGATAAAGTTGAGCCTACTTCATCTCCAGTCATTGCATAAGAAACTTTAAATAGATCATCTAGCACTGCTGTATGTTCTGAACCTAGTAAAGTTAAAAATGTATTTCTATTCCTTCTTAAATATTCTTCATATTGTCTAAGATCTATGGTATTAGCCATTATATCCTGTGTTGCAAGACCAACATAGTTTGGACTAGTAGCATCACCTGTTAGCATCCGCCAATTTACTTTAGGTATTTGTTTACCAGTAGTTTTAAAACTATTTTCTACAAGTTCTTCAACTAGCAATCCTTTTAATGCGTTCTTTGTTGTTTCGTAGACATTGACTTCTTTTCCATCAATAGTTTTTACACCTTCTTCTCTGGCCCATTCTAGCAATTGTTTAAAATTAGCTGCTGCTTCACTACTCATAACACGCCCTTGTGCTTCATCAAAGGGTATTCCAAGAGCTAATAGTTCTTCCATTTCTTCAGCAAATTGTGCAGTTTGTTCTGCACCTCTTTCAATATCTCTAACATCTGCAGGGAATGGGCCTTTGTGCCTGACACCTCTTCCAAATATTATTTCTCTAAGTTTTTCCCTAGATACATCACCCCCTACTTGTTCAAATACGCTGCCTTTTAGAGCATTTTTTCTTCTGTCTAGCAGATTTTTTAGTGTATCAGTACCTTGTATCTTCATTCGATCTAAAACTGCTTGTTCTTTAATAGCAGTTTTATGCTCTGCAATTAATTCTCCGTATTTTTTAGGATTATATTGTTTATACAAACCTCCTACAGATAGAAAATCTTCTCCGCTTTTACCAGCCTGTCGTATTACATCTTCAAAACGCTCAACAAATTTAGCATGAGCATTCTTTTCTATTTGCGACCCTGCACCTCTTTCTCCTCGTTTTGACCACATTTTAAGTGCAAAAGCATCTATTAACATTTGAGCATCTTTTGGATCTATATTTCCATCTGCTCCAGTAAATACTATTTTAAACGTATCTACTGCTTCGTCCATATCATCTACATTAACTGTACCTTTCCAAAAAGGTTCTGTAAAAGCTGGCATGAACATTTGCCCATTAGACACAAAATCAGCAAAAGAAGCATCATCAGGGTCTACCACAGCACCATTTTTATTTACTGCCTTAAATCTTGGCTGCTTGTTTTCTGTTTTTGATAGTAGCCTCTTGCCAATACCTACTCCAAATCGTTCCATAAATCTAAAGTATAATTCATTAGCTTCTTTTAATCCTGTTAATGCCACAGTATCTTTTGCACTTTTTAAAAAGTCTGTAATATAATCATCAAGTGTTTCTGCACCTTTTGCAAAAACATGTCTATTTGGTCCTATTCTAGAAGTTACAGAATTTCTGCTATAAAAACTTCGTAAAGCAGCAAATTCTTTTACAGTATATTTAGCTTGAATATAAGGTAATGTTTCTGCTAATGTGCGTTGAATATAATCAAGATTATCAGAAGCAATATCTCTAGCAATGTTTGCAGCACCACTGTTTGCATCTATTGTAGCTATCTCATCAAGTCTACCTCTTACTGAGGGAAGAAGGTACTTCTGTAAATATGCATCGTGTTCAAATGCATCCTCAGTAGTTTCGGCGGCTGCTGCTATTATAGTTGCAACTTTTTCTTCAAATTTTTCAACTTCCTCTACAGATAAAACTAAATTTCTTTCAGTAGTAGTATTTATCTTTCTGCCTGTAATATTATCTGATAATGCAATTACATAGCGGGCTAATTCTTCAGCGCCCATACCTTTTGTATCATCTTTAAGAAATCTTTGTCTAGCTTTAACCAGTATACTATGGGGGGTTACAGCCCCTCTTGTCCAACCCCTCGTTGGTTGTGGAACTCGCTCGGCTTGTAGAACCAATGCTTCAAGGTGTCCTGCTATACCTTCAGAACCCTCTAATACATGATCATAATCTATCGCATCGTAAGCTTCCTTTACTTTAGCATGTATAGGAGCCATTGCAGCATCTAATCTTTCATTTTGAAATAGTCGATGTATATTTTGATTTTCCTGAGTTAGCATACCGGTTAAACCTGTAGAATCGGATATCTGTCTTTCAAGTTGATTTTCTGCTTGTTTTACAGCATTGTTTATTTCATCTGCTAACTCTGAGTAATTTTCATCTACTATCTTGTTAAAAGCTCGACTATTGGCGCTGGTTTCTTCTGCTATTTGATCAATGTATTTTCCAACTTCATCTTGAAATGTTTTTAAATTGTCTGGTAAATCTTTAACACCACCCATGTGTTGCATCATTTTCTTAATTGCTAATATACTTTGCTGCTTTCTAGCTGCTAAAGCAGTATATTCAGCTAGCATAGGAACCTTATCTAATCCAAAACTCATACTAGTATTTATATTATTTAAAAGATTTTGCTCCATAAATGCAATAGATGGTAGAGCTATAAGATCAGACAAAGTAACATTAATTTCATTTTCTAAATTTGGAAAAAGCTCATTTAATCTTGCTTCAATAACTTGAGTGTTTTCTGCTATTTTAGAGAGTCTTTCTAGTTCCTCTGGATCTACATTCAACGACCACTGTTTGGCTTCTTCTCCTAGCTGCACCATTTTTGCTAATTCTTTTTTATCTGCTGCTATTTTATAGGCTGCTAGTACATTTTCATCTGCAGATCTTTTTGGATCAAATTCATCATATAATTTTAATACTTGTATTGCTGCTGCTTCTTCCATGCGGTTGCTTGTAGCTACATCGCCTCTACTTCGCGCCCAATTGCCCATAGCCGTATATACACCATACTTTTGTACTCTAAAATTATCCCGATTAAATTTACTTACTACTCGTCTTGCAGGAGTTCTTGTAGCTAAAAAGTGAGGTACAGATCCTCCAGACCAAGCACCAAACACTCCCATTCCCATCCCTATAAAAGGACTATTTGGAAATGCTTCTTCTGCAATAGAAAAAGCAAAATTTGCAGCAGCTTCTGATTGCATTCCTCTTGTAGCTTCATGTGATACGGATAAGTTACTTAAAGAAGGAGCTTCGATCCAATCATCACTTGTATAGCGATCTAGCAATTTTTTATTTGCTTTAGAAGAAATAACCCGTTGGTGTTTTAAAAATTCTCCAGCTTTGGTAAAAGTAGTAATTTGTTCTTCAGGAACACCATGCTGTCTAAGGATTCGTACTTGTTCTTGAGGATCAAGCCTGTTTATATTTTTCATTACAGAATCATCTACTTTTCCTGTAGCTTGTATCATTTTTTCTTGTAAGGTTTTTAGAGTTTTAGCTTGTAGTCCTACAATTGCAGATAATGCTTTACCTTGTGGAATATTAAGTGCTGTTCCTAGTTCTTGAACTCTGATAAAAGATTTAGCTACGTTTGTAGCTTTTTTCTTACCTACTCTAAGAGCTATACCTATTCCAGTAAATGCTGCTGGAGCCATTACAAATAATTCTTCAAGAAATCTTTCAGCTAAGACTTTATCCTCGCCAGGGCCAAACTGTCCTAAACCTAGTGCATCTTTAAAAGGTTGTAAAACTTCCCCGTACACCTGTTGAAATTCCATAACATCCTTTTGAGTTACACCTATACCTTCTGCAAATAGTGCCGCTTCATCTGGCGATCCTTCTAAAGCTAGATCTAGATATTTTTTTGCATTACTCTGTTCAAAATTTTCTTCTCCAAATATTTCTTCCACTGCTTTAAAAATAAATTCTTTTGTTGTCATAGCTTTATACGCAGCATTACTAAGACCTATATTAGCCAAGTATCCTAAAGACACTGCAGTAACAGGAAATTCAACCAATCCTGTGGCTGCTGCTCTTGTTAATCTATTTTTATAATGTCTAAAAGATTCAGATGTAGTACGGCTGTACTGGTACCCCCCCGCTCCATTATTAGCTGTAGAATCCCAGTAAAATTCCCCTCCTCTTGGTTTTTCACCATACTTTGAAGCTATAAATTCACTTCCTTCTGGTGCTACTTTATCCGCATCTTCAGGGTTAAAGTACAAATCCATAGCAAATTCATCGCCTCTAGGTTGCTCTACAGAAATACCTAATACTCCTGGTACTATTGGTATTTGCCCTGCCGCTCCTCCTGTAATATCCTTCCAAAAGTTTGGTTTTATTTTCATCCGCTCCCTTCTAAGAGAATTAGTAAATAATTCAGGCTTCCCATAGAAGGGGTTTGCTTGATTGTTATATACTCCCTGTAAATTTAATACACTTGCAGGTTGATTTCGTAACCATTCCATGTAACCTCTATCGTTTTGAGCTGGTCGTACATCACTAAATGCCTTAGTATTAATAATTGTATTTAAAAGTTTAGCTACATCTGTCCTTGTCTTTTTTGAAGAAGAATAATTATTTCTAACAATATCTAATATAGCATCTCTTCTAGTAAATTCATCTAGTTGTACATTAGGCTCTGCACCTTCCAATGTGTCAGTGCCAGCACTTCCCATCAAAATATTATCACTACGAGTGACTACTGGTTGTTGTGTAGTAGGTACATCAGATGATACAGCAAGACTTGCTATTTGCTGTTGTACAGGCTCTTGCTCTTGTACAAAAGATCCAGTAGGACTTTCAAGAGTTAGATTAGGTACACTTCCTGCTGCAGGTTCAATTGTCATTGTCATTATTGTACCCTCAGTTCTTCAAGACTTGGTATTTCTGGTTTACCGGGTGCAAACCTTGAAAAACCAAGCTGTTCTGGACTTGGATGTGCACCATATTTAAATAATTGATCGTGATTCTTCCGCATATCTGCTTCACTTATTCCCCCAATTTTACCGTCTGCATAATATGGGGAAACTGCTCTTGTGTATGCAACCTGTAAAATAGATTCTACATTTTGCAAAACTGTATAAGGATTAACACCCTCTCTTTGATCATATCTAAGAAGTATTTTATTTCTAAGCAGAGGACGAATAGCAGACATTTTAATGTATTCTAAAACTGCGTCTTGTGCTCCAGGTGAAGGGGCAGACCAAATAGCAGCTCTGATAGTTTTAAAATCATAATCTGAAACTGCTCTGCCACCAGCCCCTCCCTGCCATGTCATTGCTAGTTTATATGTTAATTCTGCTTTTGCAGAAGCTAAGTAGAATTGTTGAACTGCTGCTCTTTCCTTATCATCAAGATCCTGTCTCCAGTATAGTGCAGCTTCTTCTTGTGTTAATGTTGCATGACGTTTTGTAAATTCATCTATGATAGCTTTATCTTTCTCATACAAGCTTGATACATGCACTTCGATAGCCTTTAAATCATTCATTGTATCCTCATTCCAAACTTTAAGTCCTGTGCTATCATTACTAGATACACCAGCAGCTTCATTTATATCTTTAAATTCCTGGTTTCTGTCAAAAAGACTTTTTCCAACACCTATAAGTCCGTCAATTATACCTTTAACTATTTGTGGTCTGGAATCCCCAGGTACGTCCGGTCCAGATGCACCCAATAGAGTATTGAAAAAATTCTCTAATCTTAGAGGAAGATGCGCCCCAGGTTTATCAAGCTTGTTTAAAGTCAGTAGTAGATTTTGTACATCAGTAATTTGATCTAGCGAGGCTGTCGCCAAACTTACTTGATCTGATAACTTTGATCTCATTGCAGCGGTTAGTGGTACAGTTTTTGCAGGATAAATAGTTGTAGTATCTCCAGAACTTGTTCTCTTTTCTTGTGTTAATCCTAATGCTACAGCATCTGCTATTTTAAAATATGTATCTTCAATATAATCAACTCCTCTTCTTAGATTTGGATTTTCATTTCCGAATTCATCTAGTTCTAAAAGACTAAGCATTCTCGCTGCAGCTTGATTTCTGTTTCGCCTATTAGTTTCTGCTCTCATATAACGCATATAATTTTCTGAAAGAAGCGGGTTTCTCATATCAAAAAATTGTACAACTTCTGGATTTCGACCATACATAATTTGATCTTTTTTTGAAATTCCCCGCCAAAGGGAAATAAAACTAGCCCCATGACCAGCTAACACACCATTTCCCGGCGTTTTAACTTGCTTAATATCTGTTAGTAGTCTAATGATATGGTTATCACTAACCTTATTACCTTGAGCATCATATGCATTACGATATTTGGCTATTAATTTTTTATACTCGCCAGAGCGATGTAAACCATCTACAAGTGTTTCATTTTGCTTGTATTTTTTATGCTCTGGATTCATACTATCAGGGTCTAGTGTTATTTTAAAAGTATAATCTTCTGGATCAATATCTAAAAAATTTGTAGGCATAAAACCCCGCCCTCTGGCAAATTGTAGAAGATGTTGATTTGTAAAATCAGTAACAGGATTCCAATGTACTTCATATTCTATTGCATCACCCTCTCCTCTAACTCGCTCTGGAGCAAAAGCCTGTGCAAGATGAGTGGAAGTTGCTGCTTGAAAATTTGGGTTGCTAACAATTTCAGCAGCTTGTTCAGAACCTACTGAATCAAGAATACCATTCAAAGCTTTTAAAATATACTGTGAATTTAATTTTGAATCGTGTTTAACTCCAGGGTTCTTAGGAATTAAATATTCTGAACCTGGATATCTGGAAAAACCTTCTTGAATTGTATTTGCACTTTTAATTCTCTCCTCCTC